AGTTCTCAGTGCCGACGATCTCATTCATGTAGTCGTTGACTGCCTTCTCTGCCCATCGAATGGACAACTGACCAGACCAAGTGATCGCCTCTGCCATGCGGATGTCATAGTAACGGAACCACCTGTTACCGAGTGCACCATAAAGCGAGTTCATCATAATTTTAATCGCCATTTGCTGGGTGTCCAGTCTCGTTATTTCTTTGGCGGCAGTTTCATCTCCCTTCTCTGCCATCGACTGGTTGGCGAGCATGTTCTGTTTAATCAACTTTCGTTCGGCATACAGCACATCAATCACCGAGGGAATGACACCCTGCTCTTCTTTGCGAAAGTGTACACCATTAGCAGCAATACAGTCGTATTTGGAGGAGGAATCGGGGCGAGTCATATCAAGGCAGTTATCAACGGTCACACCATTCGTGCGTTTGCTCACAATGGTCTCAGGCGACATGTTGTACTGCATGATCAGGTGGGGATACAGGGAGTTGAGGTCAAACGAGACCACCCAAGAGTGGCGACCAACCTGTGGCGTCTTCACATAACCACCACCGAAGTCGACCTTGCCATTCTCCTTCTTGGGAGGCACGACGATCTTTCGCTTACATAGTTCTCGATAGATGTAGGTGTCCCATAACTGCGTTGTACCAAATGCCTCTTGATAGTTGCAACCGCCCTTGTAGGCGATGGTCATGGCGAGGTCGATCAGTCCCATCTTCTCATCGATGCGCTCGACCAACTGGACGTCCTTGATGTTGTAGTCGATAAACTTCTGGTAGTCCTCTTTGTATAGGGTGTAGAGATTACCGTGTTCCTCATAGGATAGTTTCTTCTCGCCCAGCACCACGTTGGCGATGTGGTCGAGTTTGTACGACTCCTGCACACCGTATGAGTAGACACCAAACTTCTGAAACAGATCCCAGTAGTCCAACTGCTCAATACCAACGAGGTCAAATGCCTTCTGCTTTCTGCCCATCAGACCGATCTCTTTCTCCTTGACAATATTCCAAGGGGACATCTTCTTGTAGGTGTCGCCACCAATCAGTCGATTCATGCGGTTGATCAGGTAGGGGATATCGAACAGTCTGACGTTCCAACCAGTGACCACATCGGGGCAGGTGTCCTTGTGGTTCCAGAACTTGACGAACTTGAGCAGCAGGTCGAGCTCCCCATCACACTTGACGAAATAAATCTCGTCAGCAGGGACATCGATGTGCTTGTGTGCCTGCTCAGGATCATATGAGTCTTGGAGTGCCCAGATGAAATAACCTGGACGACCATGATACTTGAGGCAGATAGATTGCACCTCACATGCTGCCTGCTCAGGTTCTGGGAATCCATCATCGGACGCCACTTCGATATCGATGTTTGCTACTTTGATGACTGCTGGGTCATATTTGATTTCGTTGGGGTACATGCTCTGGATAAACTGCGCGGCGAAGTTGTTGTTGCCATGGACCTCAACAGAGTCGATGTTGTCATAGTTCTTCCAGAACTCAGTTGCCTCTGATAGAGACTCAAACTGGATTTCCTTCACAGACCTACCATCGAGGGTTCGATAGTTGGCAGTGCCATCTTTGGAGGGGACGTACATGACGGGACTGAACCCTTTGCGAAAGGTTACACGCTCGCCATTCTCATAACCACGATAACAGATTGCATTCCCAAGACGGGAAACATTGGTATAAAACTTCATTCACATACTCCATTTGATAGAGTCCATTATAATGATGTAGATTGAGATTTCAAGCAGGGCAGTGCCTATTGTGTGCTGTTGGATCGGGAACCTATGTTATACTTTTGACACAACTCCCACTCAGACTTCTCACGATACGAGACGACCTTGATTGTTCTCAAAGGTGCCTTGTCTGTGCACTTGGTGTTGTCAACGATGTTGACCAGACCCCAGTCAGAGAGAAGAGTAGTGATTGTGTTCCTGCGAGCAAGGTCGGACTCTTCAAGGTTTGCTTTCTTGCCGTCAAGCAAGAACAACTCTTTGAAGGACACTATGAAGTATCTTCCTTGTTTGTGCAGAATATGACAGGATTGAAACAATTTCTTTTCTTTACGAGACGAAACACCAATCCTTGTTAGTGTCTCACGTACCTTTAGAAAGTCATCTGGTTCATTCAGCGTTATCTCCAGCATGTCGCTTGGAGTCCATGATACAGGTTCCATAAAATAATTCCATTAACAACTTATTATTCCTCTTATTTATCTTTTGCCGCCTTTTAGGGAACGCATCTGATCTATAGACTCGGGTGATATAAGATCCATCACCGACTCTGCCTTCTCCCGAGAGTAGTTATAATGCTTCATAACCACCTCAACGTCATCGTTCTTGGTCGCCTTCAACCACTTGCTGAATCTCTTGCGCTTGCGTACAGCATGGCGAAGAAAGTCGTATTGCAGTCGAGCATCGAGATGATGATTGCGATTCATCTCGTTGGCGAGCAGAACGGTGTCGTCAAAGTATGACAACCCACGGTTAGTTAGGAAAGAATTATACACCTTCTCTGCATCGGGGTCGACCATGATGTCTTTCTTCGCCATGTTTATGTTCAGGATGTAATCAAAAGGTTTCATCAGTGTATGGTATCCGAAATCATTGGTTTGGAGAGGATCCAGTCGAGGTCTTGCCAGACCTGATAGACAAATCGATCGCCAAACATATTGTGAATTAGTATTAGTTCCTCAACAGAGAAATTATTGAGCAGGTTGTCTGTTGCATATTCCTGCATGCTGGTGGCAAACCTATCCAGTTTATCTCTGACGGCAGCAATTTCGTTTGTCTCGTCTTTGAACTCTTCCATCAACTGGGCGACAAGTTCTTCTCCTGTGGCAGTATCATCATCGTCTGACATTACGCAAAACTCCCTTGTAGTATAGGAAAGACCGAACCAAGAATTCGAACTTGAATGGTTCTTGCTCAGGAGAAGGGGCATTGGGGTATTGTTCGAAGAACTCAGTGATTAGTTCTTTGTGGTCTCCCCATACCGATTCGTCACCCATGTCTTGGATTTCTTGATATGTCTGTTTCCAATTCATAGGAACTCAACCTGCGCCATCAACTCAGTCATACAAGCGACCATGTTCAACTCATGGTCAGCAACGAATGCTGTCTTGAACTGATAGTCGGCAAGGATGATGACCAGCTGTGGGATGCTGTTAGGTTCGACTCGTGCCGACATATTGTCGTACAGTGCACGGAAGATGGCAGCAGACTCAACGTCCATATTCTCTGCCACCCACTTGCGCATCTCTTTGAAGTTCTTTGTCTTGAGATACCCAAACAGGTCATCAACATTACTACCAGAAGATCCAGCGATAGTATTTAGGTCGAGAATGCCATCCTTTGAGTGGCGTTGCATCTCGTTGAGCACACGTCGCCAGTCGGGTGCGTGACGCATGATCAACTCGGCGAGGAGTTTGGAGTTTGTCACTTCAACCTGCTCTTGCTCGAGGATAGACTCGGTGCGCTTCATGAACTGACCGCATAACTCGGCGAGGTCTTTCTTGTTGGTGTTGAACTCGTACACGCCACAACGAGAGTGGAGTGGTTCGATGATCTTGTTCTTGAAGTTGCAGGTTAGAATGAACCGACAGTTGGCGCTGAACTCTTCGATGAATCCACGCAGTGCTGGTTGGGTTGATTGTGCGTTCAGGTAGTCTGCCTCATCGAGGATAACGACTTTGTATCCACCTGACAGAGAGATAGAAGAGGCGAACTGCTTGATCTTGCCTCGGAGGGTGTCGATGTTGCCATCCTCCGAAGCATTGATCAGGATATAGTCCAGACCCAGAGTCTTGCAGATCGCCTTGGCGACTGTGGTCTTGCCAAGACCAGCAGTGCCCGTAAACAGCATATTGGGCACCTCACCAGTCTTGACCACCTCATTGAACTGCGACTTGAGTTTATCTGTTAGGATACACTCGTCGATCGTGCTTGGGCGGTACTTCTCACACCATAAATCATTAATCATAATATAAACTCCTCATCACATTACTATATTCTACGGATCTTCATTGAAAAGTCAAGCCATCAGAAGGCATAGGCAAAGGACAATCCATATGTTCTTGGGGCATTGAAGTTGCCATATGTTCCAAGTTTGTCGTCCTTCTGTGGGTCACGGCGATAGACATATGCCTCGTCGGTCAGGTTCCTTGCCCACAGTTGGATATCAACGATGCCATTACCCAGTGCGATATCACCGACCTTGATGCTACCGTTGGCAATGGTGTGTGCATCGTTCATCAGTTCGTATTGACTGAATGCGTATGCGGCATCAGTGTGGGTCACATCAAAGTGAGCACTGAGTGAG